GACTTGGGACTAAGCATCAAGCAGAGTAATCTTTGTTCTGAAATTATTTTGCCTACAGATAAAGATAGAACAGCAGTATGTTGTTTGTCTTCAGTTAACTTGGAGTACTTTGATGAATGGAAAGCTGATCCTCTATTTCTTGGTGATATTGCTGAAATGCTTGACAATGTTCTTCAGTATTTTATTGATAATGCTCCTGCCGCCGTTGAACGTGCAAGGTTCTCTGCCATACGTGAGCGCAGTATTGGCATCGGTGCTTTGGGGTTTCATGCTTATCTACAACGAAATAATGTCCCATTTGAATCCGCACTTGCAGTCGGAAGAAACAAACAAATCTTCAAACACATCAGGGATGAATTAAATGTGGCAAATCTTAAATTGGGTAAAGAGCGAGGTGAGGCTCTTGATGCTGTTGGCACTGGTCAACGTTTTAGCCATCTTATGGCTGTTGCTCCAAATGCTTCTTCGTCTATCATCATGGGAAATACTAGCCCTAGTATCGAACCTTATCGTGCTAATGCTTATCGTCAGGACACTTTATCAGGCTCATCATTAGCCAAAAACAAATGGCTTGACAGGATCATTAAAAGTATAGTAAAATCAGATGATGAATATCAAACAGTTTGGTCTAGCATTATTGCAAACGATGGTAGCGTACAGCACTTAGATATTTTAGATGATTGGCAGAAAGATGTATTCAAAACATCTATGGAGATTGACCAACGTTGGTTAGTCAATCATGCCGCAGATAGACAAGAGTATATCGACCAAGCACAATCTTTGAATCTATTCTTCCGTCCTGATGTGAACATTATGTATCTACATGCAGTACACTTTCAAGCATGGAAGCAAGGACTCAAAACATTGTACTACTGTCGTTCAGAGAAAATTGGTAAAGCAGATAAAGTATCGAAACGCATTGAGCGTGAAGTAATTAAAGAACTCGACATGAAAGCACTTATTGATGGTGATGCATGTCTCGCATGTGAAGGATAAAAAAATGAAAGTACTTAGATTTACAGCATCATGGTGTCAGCCATGTAAGATGTTAGCAAAAACATTAGAAGACGTTGAGACTCAAATTCCAATTGAAGTTATTGATATCGATGAGAATCAAGGGCTTGCAATGGATTATGGCATTCGTGGTGTTCCAACTTTAGTGATGTTAGATGGTGACATTGAAGTTAAAAGAGTTTCTGGTATGCTTATGAAAAATCAATTGACTGAATGGTTAGGCGCTTAAATGGAAACTATTATATGGTTTGTAACTTTTGTCGGAATTCTTTTGTTGCTTAAGCGAATAGAGATTCGTTCCGAGAAGAAGTCACAAATAAAAGAAGAAGAAATTATAGTGTGTCGTACTGAATGTTTTGACAATGAAATTTTCGTTTGGAACATTAAAGACGATACGTTTATTGGGCAAGGAAAATCTGTAGAAGAAATTATAAAAATCTTTATGACAAAATATCCAAACACTAGTATGAAATTCAATTGGAAAGCAGAAAATGAGTAAAGTAAAGAGTAATTTGATGGACAGCAGAGATGCATTCAAGCCATTCAACTATCCATGGGCATATGATGCTTGGTTGAAGCACGAACAGAGTCATTGGTTGCACACAGAAGTTCCAATGGCTGAAGACGTAAAAGATTGGAAGAAAAAGTTAACAACAGAAGAGAAACATTTTCTCACAAACATTTTTCGATTCTTTACTCAAGGTGACATTGACGTTGCTGGCGGATATGTAAAGAACTATCTACCATATTTCAAGCAACCAGAAGTACGTATGATGTTGCTTGGCTTTGCCGCTAGAGAAGCGTTGCACGTGGCTGCCTATAGTCATCTGATTGAGACATTGGGTTTGCCAGATACAACATACAATGAATTCTTAGCATATCAAGAAATGAAAGACAAGCACGATTATGTGCTAGACATTTCGGATAAGAATGGTGACTTGCAATCTACTGCTACACACATTGCAGTCTTCTCAGCATTCACAGAAGGTATGCAGTTGTTCTCTTCATTCATTATGCTTTTGAACTTTCCACGCACAGGTAAGATGAAAGGCATGGGGCAAATTGTTACTTGGTCTATCGTAGATGAAACACAGCATTGTGAGTCTATGATTAAACTATTCAGATCATTTATTCAAGAAAATAATGAAATTTGGAATGATGAACTAAAATCTAAGATATATACTATTGCAGAACGAATGGTAGAACTTGAAGATAAGTTTATCGACTTAGCTTTTGGCATTAGCGAAATGGAAGGGCTTACTGCTGAAGAAGTTAAGAAGTACATTAGATACATTGCAGACAGACGCTTAATTAGTCTTGGACTCAAAGGTATTTTTAAAGTTAAACGAAATCCACTACCATGGGTTGAGGAAATGATTAATGCACCAACGCATACCAATTTCTTTGAGAACCGTGCTACTGATTACGCAAAAGGTGCTACAAAAGGTGATTGGGCTGACGTTTGGGGCAAAGCCGCATGATAAATAGAACATGCAACAACAAAAACCCTTATTAGGAGAAAAAAATGACAATGTATAGATTCAAATTTACAATAACTAGACCAGACGCAGAAACAAAATGGCCTGGAGAATTTGACGGAGATTGGAATGATTTAAATTATTATCAAGAACTTGATAAAATTTTGGAAAATGATGAAGTAGATAATCGAATTTTTTGGGGTATACGTCACAAGATCGTTGGTGAGGATTTAGAAAAAATTCGCATTTATACTTATGATTCACACAATGAAACTAAACTTCAAGACTTTCACGATAAAGTTCTTGACGCCACAACAATATTTAATCGTGAAATTGTATTCTATGAGGATCGAGGTTTTACGGTAGAGGTGTCTGACGTTTACGAAAGACAAGACCTTGAAATTGAGAATGCTGACACATATTAACATGAAACGATTAACACATATATTTTTTGCCCTCGCATTGATTGTTGCAGGATTTATATTTTCTGCATTGAATGCACACGCACAAACTGGAAAACAAAAACCAGGAGTTTTGTATGACGCTAATATTACTAGGGTTATTGATGGGGATACTGTTGCGATTGAAGCGCCGTGGCTTCCAGACCCACTCAAAAAAGAATTAAGCGTTCGTGTTTTTGGTGTTGACACACCAGAAAAAGGATTCAGAGCGCAATGCCCAAAAGAAGATGTGATGGGACAAAAAGCTACTGAATTCACAAAAAAAGCAGTTACTTCTGCAAAGAAACGCCAAGTCATTGTAATGGAGTGGGACAAATATGGTGGTCGTCTTCTTGGTGATATTATCTTAGACGGAAAAAGTTTAAGACAAGCATTAATTGCAAATGGTTTAGCCCGTGAATATTACGGAGAAGCAAAACAATCTTGGTGTAACTAAATGAAAAAAATATTAACTGTATTTTTGTTGATGGTGTCTGCTTCAGCATTTGCACAACATCATCATGGTCATCATCACGGCTATGGGTTTAGACCATACAGTTGGATTGGACCTACAATCATAGGCGGTTTCATTGGATATGAAATTGCAAGACAACAACCTATAATTATTCAACAACCCACGATTGTTCAACAGCAACCTGTTATAATTCAACAGCCACAGCAAGTGTGTACTGATTGGAAAGAAATTCAACACCCCGATGGAAGAATCTATCGTGAAAGAACTTGTACTCAATAATCATGTGGAGATTATGGGCAAAAGCACTAGGACACAAATCTAGTGAGTGTGATAAAGAATCGGATAAAGTTGCAATTATTAGAACAACTATTGTACTTTGCTATATAATAACAAATCTGTTTATTGTAGCAGGCGTTATAAGGCATTGGTAAAAAATGAGTTTTTTAGTTGCAAACACCCCAAGAATTAGAGGTTATATAAGAAAAGAATTTCTATATAATTTCGAAAAAGGTTTTGGCGAATACGTACCTTGTATTTGGGTATCAATCAAATCGATGAGTCGTAGAGCATTCTTCATTGAATCATATTTGCCTGAGTATGGAGCATTGTACGATAAACTTCCACTAGAAGCATATGTGAGTAGAAATCACAATTTGGATAGAGATAAATTTTTGCCTCTAGACCATTTACAGATATGGGATTGTTTGTCGTATGATCTTGCTGTAATACAAAAATCATTTCTATTAAATCTAAGTGGCAAATTTTATGCTAAAGACAAACAATGGTATCAAGGTAACTACTTGTTTACTGTTGACAATTGTGCATCAGATGAATCTCTAGATATGGGTGATAGCGAAAATCCAGAAGATCATAAATCATATAATTTTATCGAACTAGATAATGGACAGTATGCGGCACAGCCAAACAATCGTTGCATATTTCTTGATGCCGCAAGCAATCCAAAACAGATGCTATTTCCAGACTTTAAAGTCTGTACAAAAAAATACATTGTAGAGCAAAATCCAAAATGGGCGATTGGTGATGCAGATACAGTAATGTACGAATAAGGAGATTAAATGTCAACATATAAAGTATTCTGCGACTCATGCGAAGCAGAATTTTCAATTACGCCATTAGCTGGCGGTGACAATACAACACCCACACATTGTTCTTATTGCGGATCATCCGTAATCGAAGAAGCAATTTCTGAAACAGAAGATGAAGAAGATTGGGACAAATTAATAGAAGATGAATGGTCATCGGAAGAAGACGATAGATGATTATCGCAGGAGTAGATTATTCTCTAACATGCCCTGCAATGTGTGTATTTGATGATGAAGACGGTGAGTTTAATTTTGAAAAATGTCATTTTTATTTTCTGACACAATCTAGAAAATACGATGTGCAATTTAAAAACATAACAGGTAGATTTTTCGATCACGAAGGAATGACTGATGTATTGCGATACGATGGTATATTAAATTTCTTTATTGATAGATTGTTTGAGAGAGATA